ATTGTGTTACCCTTGCCACGGCGTGTTTGCTGTGCGATTGCGTTAGCATCACGTTCAACTTGGAACATTAGTCCCTTGAACTTCTCAACACTCCAACGACCGTTTGAGTCAACGTCCATGTCGAATGTTCCAGCAGTTGCTGTATCGACTTGTGCGCCAGGCTTCGCAACAGTGTAGATTGTGCGAATGACTTCACGGTTGATTTCTGCAAGAATTTCAGCAGAAAGGATGTTTGCAAGTTCTGTTTCAGCGTCCAAACCATGAATCGCTTTCAAGTCCTGTGCAAGTTCCATTGTGTATTCTGCTTTAAGAGCACGAGATTTCGCAGTTACAGTCTGCTTCTCAATTGAGAACGCCATTTCTGCGAAAGAGTTACCGGCAGAGTCACCTAGTGCTTCTGCAGCGGCAGTTGCCATACCAGCACCAGTAGTGTAAGTGCCAGGAGTCGAGTCATTAAGAACCGCTGGGTTCGTTCCTGCTTGAGTGCCTGCACCTGAGAAGTCAGTGTCAGCTTCGTTGAACATTGACTCTGTGCCAGTTTGGTTAGTGTAACGTGAACGCATCGCAAAGATAAGTCCAGTTGGGCCAGTCATTGGTTGAACACCAGCCACATCGTATGCGATGAGGTTAGGCATTGAACGGCGGACTAGTGAGATCATGATTGGATCCCAATTGTCAACTGAGTTACCAGTTGCGTTAGTTGGAGCAGCTTCACCGAGGAATCCACGATCCTCACGAAGTGCTTTTTCTTGGTTTTCTAGGATAACTGTGGTTACAGCCTTACGATATGAATCACCGATCTCTGGAAGATCAGCGTGATTAAGGACTGGCTGCCACTTTTCCTGTAGATGTTCTGTCTGGAACATTTTAGTTTCTCCTTATTGAGTTTTCTTTTTATAACAATATTTATACAATCTGCAATTTACACTGCGGATCATTTAGCTCGCTTTACATTTTTACTGATAGCAGCCATGTAAGCGGCCATTGCACCAGTTGTATCGAAGGCATCGGAATCATCAGTTTCCGAGTCTACAGATTCAGCGATAGTGGTTGCCTTAGGGAAATAAGATTCCTTAAGTGTGTCGAGTTTCGCTTTGAATGCGTCTGCATCTGTGAACTCAACGTCTTCAGCAAGACCTTTAAACTTCTCTACCTCTGTATCGGCGAGGTCGGAAGCAACGTCTGCAAAGACACTTTCACGAACAAGTTCGTTGTTCTGCTTTTTTAGTTCAGCAGTCTTTTCGATCTGTTCGTTAAGTTTAGATTCTAGTTCGTCAATCTTTTCAGACTGTTGACCTAGAATGTCATACTTCTCATCTGGAACATCAATGTAATGTTCTTCAAAAAGTGATTTAAGACCTGAGATGAAGTCTTCTGCGATTTCACCCTTGAGACCACGCTCAATAGCAATTTCGTTTTCTTTCATCCATTCTTCAACAACGTAAGTTAGATACGCATCAACCTTTTCAGTCAATTCTGACTTAACGGCTTCAACTTCTTCTGCAACTTCTTGTTGTTTAGCAGATTCAATACGAGCAACTTCTGAACGAATTTTGGACTTAACCGCCGCTTCGAAAATCGTTGCTGCTTTTTCTTGAAACTCTTCTGATAGTTCTTCACCAGCAGTTAGTGCAGAAACATCTTCAGAAACGTCAACGGTTGCAAGACGGTCTTCCAAAGTAGATTCGTCAACAGACTCTTCTTCTTTTTCTTCCGAAGCACCATTACACATTGCTTCGTATGCGGCTTTTAATTCGCCTGCCTTCATAGATTCCATTTTCTTCTGCATCTCTGCTTTCATGGACTCTTTAGTCATACGAGCTTCTTCTAGTTCCTCACCCTCATGATCGACTTGATCACCAGCTGCGAGTGGTTCTTTAATTTTAGTGGGCTCATCATCGCCTCCGGCATCTTTTGCACCCTTGTTCTGAGCATCTTTGGCGGGTTTCGTTGCTTTCGCAGCGTCTGCGCCTTTCTTCTCATCTGGGGATACAACAGCTTTGCCAAGGTCTTGAACTTCACCCTCTACTTTTTCCATTGAGTCACCTTTACCGGCACCGTCAGTTGGTTGATTTGCTTCTTCAAGCTCAGCCATGACTTCCGCTTCTAGTTCCTCAATTGTCTTGTCTAGTTCTGACATTGGGATTTCTCCTTGAGTTGTTATCTTAACATATTTATAATGATTAAAGTTTTGACAAAAATTTCGCAAAGGCAAGTGCGGAAACATTTGAC